CTGATCCTCCGGCGCGCTCGTGAGCGAGTCGATGGTCCAGGAGAGCGTTGCGAGCAGTCCTTCCGGTGGATTCACCGTGGCGCCGGGATGAAAGCCGGTGCCGAGCGAGATGACGCGCGTATCGGCCGGCGTGAAATCGTCGTACTCGAAAGCCTCGACGCACGCCTGGTACACGGGATTTCCGGTAACGCCGGTGCCCCCATCGAAGCACCACCCTACGAGCGATCCAGCGAGGGGCGGAACGTACCACGGCGCGAAATACGTGGGCGCCGCCGCGCTCGCCACCGCGCAATCGATTATGTGCAGCTTGCCCGTCGTCTTCGCGTTTCGCGGCCGGTCCTGAACGAAGTACCAAGGCTGCTGCCCCACCCCGCGCGCCGTCAGCAGGATGCGAATCGGCGAATCGTTGAGCGACCACTCCGCCGCGACGCCGAATTCGGACGCGAGCACCCGCGCGATATTGCGGGGATCGTAGGCCCATCCGCGCGTGAGGCGCAATCCCCAAGCCTCTGCAATGCCGTGGTTGAATATCTCGGGAGTGCGCTTCAGGTAGATGTCGAGGATGCGCGTCGCCGGAACACCGGCCGCCACAGCAGCGGCGATCAGCGCGCCCGTTGAAGTCCCCGCTACGAAGTCGAACGAATCGCGCGTGAGCTTGCCGGTTTGCTGTTCCAGTTCCATGAGCGCGCATGCCGGGAGGCATCCGCGGATTCCACCGCCGTCGATACTCAGTATTCTTTTCATGTTGTGGAGGTGCGCGGCGCACCGAAGCACGCCGCGCTGGTTGGTTAGGCAGCGGGAGCAGGAGCCGGGGGTTGCGGCAGAGTGGCCATCTGCGTAGTGATCGCATCGCGCAAGTCGCTGAGCGCCTTGAATGCGGCTTCGCCATCGGTTTCCGCCTGCGTCTGGTCGGTTGCCAGTTGAGCTTGCAGGGCAGCGATTTTGGTTTGGTCGTTGGTGACGGCAGTTTGGCTGTTACCGTAAGTGGCAAGAGCCGATTCCGCCGCGTTTGCGAGCGTCGATAGGTCCATGGTGTTTCTCCTTTGGGGTACTACTTCGAAAGTGATTTCTTCGCGCGTGAGCGCTGAAGTGCAGACTTCGCCAGCTTCGCCGCCCGCGCCTCCGCGCATGATTTGCAGCGAACCTGATTGCCCGCGCGCTTTGTAAATTCAGCCCCGCATGATGCGCCTCAGAACACCCCGCCCCGCAAGGCCGCCGTGCCCAAGCCAATCGTGATCTTCCCCGCCGCCTTGAAGTAATCGCCGGTTTTCATCGGATGCGGCATCACGTACTTGCGGGTCCACGCATGTCCGTCTGCCGCCATGCCGCCAATGCCTTGCACGAGTTCGGGAAAAGAGTCGGATGCTTTCGCTACGCGCCCAAGGGTGTAGCGCGTTGAACCCACCAGAGCGAGCGTTTGCGATTGCAGGCAGCCTGAGAATTCGTGACAATCCCACAGCCAGCGATTCGCGTATGCGATACGGTCTGGCAGGGCGGTGTACGTGGCCTCCAGCGCGGCCGTATTCACGAGCGTGGGTTTCAAATCCGCGCGAAATCCGGTCAACTGCGCGTCGCTGATCTGAAGACCTTGCCCTATGCGCCGATCCAGCATCCCGGCTGCGATCATGAGTGCGCCGCGGTAGGCGGATGATTCGCGCGTGAGATCGGAGCGAAATCCAGTCAGTTGCGCGTCAACGGTGGCGTGGAGGGCAGATATCCCGGAGACCGCCGCGTCTTCGCGGAGGCGTAGATCCTGTTCGATCTGCCGTGCGTGCCGATCCGCGAGCGCCTGCCACTGCACGTCGGCCCGCTCCGCTTTGCCGTTCTGCGCCTTGATGAACGCGCGACCATCGAGTGCGGCGAGCGTCAGGGAGCATCCGACCGCAAGAATAGCAACCGCTCCGGCCCACGATGCGGGGCCAGCGTTTCGTATTCCGTGTGTCATAAAACGTTGTTCTTTCAGGTACAGGGTTGGCCGAATGGTGGGTGCTTCACGGAACGATAAGGCTATTCGCTCTAAACTTCAGCCATGCGACTTGCGGCTGCTATTCTTCTGTCGTCGGTTCTGGCGATGGGCTCGACGCTCAACGTCGGCGATACCCTGGTGATGCACGTAACGCTGAGCGACACATGGACGCGGCTCGTGGGGCCTGCGTATCCCGATGAGGTGGTTCCGTACCTCGTTGGCGATTCCGCAAATATCGGAGACCGTTTCTCGCTCACTCTAACGAGCGGCATGTTTTCAGAAACGGTTCAAGGGGAGGCCGTGAACGCCTGGTTTGACGGCGAAGCGTACCACGGGCCAGCCATCGTCTTGCAGTCGCCGATACGTTCCCTGCCGGCGTCCATTTGGGCAACCGCAGTTGAGGTTGGCATTGCCGATCTTGACCGCCCGTACGTTGTCGATATGTTCATCCCTCCGCAACTGATGCTGGAGAACGACTCGCTAGGATGGGAAGTCGGAGATGGGCTAGCCTCGTGGAGCATCGTGCAGACCGGGGGAACAATCGGAGGGGAGCAGGTTCCTACGCCAGAGCCGTCCTCCTTTGTGCTGCTTACGGCACTACTGTTGTTTGCAGCGGTCCGGGTGCCGTCAATGCGGCGTTGTTCGTCCGATACCAGAGCACCCGCCCGCTAATGCCGGGAACTTTAATCGTGCAGCCGCTGGAGCAGGACATGCCGGTGTGCGTCTCGGTAGTAGCCCACAGGAATGGAGACGCTTGCGTCACGGTTGCTGATTGAGCTACGCAGTTTTCCTGCCTCGCCGTGCAATACAATTGCCCGCTCGCGGGTGTCCCGTTCTCGGCGTAGCCAAATTCCACCACTGCGTTTGACGCCACGCCAGCTTGGACCGTCACGTCTACGGGGACATAGGCCGCGCGGTTGATGCTGTCGATGTGCCGCACAGGGATTTTGAATAGGTGGAGTTGGGAATCCTCAAACATCGTGAAGCCCCAGGAGCCATCCGGCAACATTCTGGCGTTGTGGAAAATTGAGTCGAGTTTTGGCCAGAGGAACGCATTGGATAGAACTCGCGACCGGCTGCCGAGGGGGTCTGCAACCATGTCCTGCGTCTTGATTGCCTGGAAATCGGCCGTCAGTGGCGATATGCAAATATCCCTAATGGCATTTATACCGCCGCCGTCACCAATGTTCTGGCTCCAACTTTTATCGCAGGTTAATAAGGCGACGCTAGGAGCATTGAAGTAGATTTCTCCGACTGCCGATCCCGTGTAACACTCACCGGCAAACAGAACCACACACCACTGATAGGCGTTCGCATCCGTGAGAATCACCGATGGGCCGGAAAGCTCACTCATGGCGTGCCAGCCGCTCGTGCCGATCCAGGTCATCCATTTATAATCCGTAGCGACGACAGAGCCGGTAGCCGGGATCTTGTAGACCTGCGTGGCGCCGCTCGCCAATGTCGCCGCAAGCAGCGGAGTGGGCGGGTTGCCGAAAAACGGATGCACGTCGATGAGTTGGTTGAACGCGAAAGCCGTACCCGTCGTAACGCTGAGGTTCGGATGGCTTTCCAGTTGGTTGGCTGTATTTGCAAACTTGTAGGGCGCGGCCAGGCCGGACTGAAAGAAGATCGATGGCGTCGGGACACTGTTGGCAAACGGCACGTTCGTCAGTCGCGCGAATTCCCCACCGCCCTGCGCGTAATCCGCCCAGGTCCAACGGTTGTCTTTGGGGCAGTCTGATCCGGTGCATGAGATGGCGTTCTGTGCGGTGTTGTGAACTACCGGCTCGGGATCGATGTAAACGGTCTGCTGGTTGGTGACCAGCGGCCCGTTATTGAAGTCCCACCACATAGCGGCCAGTCCGGTGTTATTTGTGTCCGGATAAATAGCATCTGGCATCATGTCCATCGCAGTGCCGCTGGCGATTTCCATATGCCCGTTGGCCCCGAGTTGCGAACTGCCGTAACCGTAACTCCGCTGCAAGTACAGAGTGTGCCCATCCGGGTCTATATTCAAAATACGCATCGGTTCTTTTTGCGGGGAGGCCATTGAGGAGTTAGTGATAATCACGTCCCCTTCGTGTATTGTGATGTTGGCTGGGAACAAGGCCGATGATGTGCCGCTCCAAGTCGAACTGAGTCCGGTCACGGTAGCGTACGTGCACCCATCCGCCCAAGACGATGAAGTAGGCCAGTTCCGCAGATTGTTTCCCACGGGCTGCGTCATCGTGCATGGCCCCCAATCGCCGGTCGTGGGGTCACCAGAGGCGCTGTGGATCGCTGAGCTAAGCGTGACCTGATAGGCGTTGCCCAGCTTATTGCGGAGCGTGTTCGTCGAAATGTATATCGATCCGAAATTTGCAGTCGCGCGAAGGACGGCCAGTTGATGCAGCGTAGCAAACCGGAGCGGCGATTCCGCGCCACTTTGCAGAGTTCCCGTGACCGCGATGAAACAGCCGGTCTTCCCGGCGATGTTCGTTCCGCTCGCAACGGCGGGATTGTCGATGCACCCCGCCGCGCTACCGAGTTTGGTAGTCTGCTGTGCAGCCGTCCGGTTCACATCGAACACCGCAATCCAACCGGGGTCGTCCTGAGAAGTGAAACAGCGCAGCACAATAATGCCGTTGCCCGGAGTCTCGATCGCGCCGCCGTGATTGTCGCCCGTTAGCTGGCAAATATTTGCCATTGCCGGATTCAATTCTGCGATCAAAGTTTTGATGTCGCGTGTCCATGGTTCGAGCATGCACACCGACAAATCATTCGGATCAGCCCCGCAGGAGTTCGGGTTGGTCGGGCTTGACGCGAAATGCAGAGTGGTCGCCGGAGTGGTGGTGGACCAGTTGAGCCCCGTGTGGTCAGAGTCCTGTCCGGCGACCGAATGTCCGGTGTACGTGCCCTTGAAAAATACCCACGTTAAACCCGTGGTGTCCACGCTAGAGGATAGCTGTGTGTAGAAGGTATTCCCGCCAGCGGTGAAGTCCATAGGCGGCGCGAGCGCTCCAAAGTAGTGCCCTGCATATCCGATATCCGGCGGCCCGTACTGCGCCGTGAGGTAGGTAAGAAAGCGCGAATCGCCAGTCGCAGGGTTGACCCAATAGAGCCCCGATGAACTCGTGCCCGTCAGGAATTGGTGAACGCACTGGTACCCCGGCGTTCCGTCGTTGAGCGAAACCGTCTGCGGATAGCACATATCCGGCCAGCCCGAGGACCCCATATTGACGGTTCCTGCGGCGTTCGGATCGGTGGAGAGCGTGAACGGTTTGGTCAGTAAACCAGTGTGCGGCTCGATGACCCGATTCAGCGCGCTGGTGCGGGCTGTTAATCCGCCAGTGTCAATAAGCCACGTCGGGTACAGATACGTCCCATCGTGCGCCGGATTCACCACGGGCTGCTCGCCGAACGATGCGCCGTACGGGATCGTGGCCGTACGGAATGAAATTGTGGCGGTGGCCGTTCCGCACGTCACGGTAACATAGTGGATCGTATCGGCCTGAAGGGCACGGCTGTAGTTGTGCCCGTCGTTTCCCACTTGCACTGTCCGCGTACCCACCACGAAGGTGCGATGCTGTCCAGCCCGTAGCCGCGGAAACCGAGCATCGGAACTCGATGCGGTGAACAACGTTTCGTCTACGTCATGCACCACCGGCGTCATCGAGGCTGACTCGCTCACGGTCACCGCGCAGGAGCCGATGTAATCTACGGCGTCCCAGGACAGAATCGCCTGAGTGTTGGAAATCTGCACGGCAAGATTCGCGACACTCGCCGCACGCGCCGCGAACGCGCAGAACAGAATGAGAACCAGCCGCTTGGTTAGTTCCATGTACCGGCTCCCGCTCCATACCATACAGAATTAGTTGCGTCGTAATAGAACGATTGGAGGGCGCATTGTCCCGTTGTTCCACCAGCCGCCGTCGCGCCTTTAACTCCCGTCCAGGTGATGCTTGTTGTTGCGGTCGTACCACCGTTGCACAGCAATACTGTGGCTATCTGCTGCGCCTGCGAGGCTGCCGTGAAAGTGATCGCGCACGATGTCTGGTTATTCAGGTCTACGCGGTGGATCGTGTAATTCGTGGATAGCGATGCGGCGCCAGCAGTGCAAGTAACAGTGTCCAGGTTGCCGAAGGCGATGCGGAAATACGGGATCATATTCCCGCTTGCCGCGATAACGGCGACGCCCGAAACGCCACCTACCTTGATTGCGCCGCCCGCCCCGGTGACGATATCACCAGAGGAGTCCGTCTCAACCAGCGATGAGTTAGCGCCTATCTGAGTGACGGGCAAACCGCCGTTAAGGACCTTACCAGAAGTGTCAGCGAACTGCGGCACGTTGCCGGTAGTCGAAGACACCGGGCCGGTGACTGTGCCTCCAGAAGCATTGCCGGATTGACTTTGCATTTCCCAAGTTGAGCCGTCGTAAACCAAGGTGTACTCTGCGGGAGAGGCCAGGATATCGTTAGCGACGAGTGCCGCCGCTCCAGCCTGTTTGGTGATCGATGCGGCAGATGCGCCATTGACAGCGAGTGTTGCCGCTCCGGTGTTGGCCACGTCTGGCTGGAAGATAATGCGACTCCCCTTTACCGGCGTAAAGGTAGGAGAAGTTGAACACACGTACGCCGTACCGCTCGCGGATGCAGGCGCGCACGTTTCAAGCGCCGAGTTCGTGTTGCTGGTGGGAGAGTAAGTGACGGTCGTTCCTGTCGGAGTTTGAGAGGCGCTCATGGCCGGTCCGGTCGCCGAGACTACCTTGCTAATGTGGTACACCGAGCGCAGGTCTGTTCCACCAGCAGCGTCCCACTGGCCTGCCGTGGTGCTGGATACCCACTGCCACGTCGGAGCAATACCGGAATTCGAGAAGCTGGATATACTCGGCGCGCAGGTCGCGTTGACGCATGCCACGCCCGAGGAAGTGGAGTAGCCTACATTTACCGCTCCGGTGTTATCGACCCAGATGCGGGCCGTGGGGTTTCCGCTTGAGATGGTTGCCGTCGCGCTCGTGACGATCGATAATACGCTCGTCCCCGCCTGAACATTACAGGGCGTGGAGGTGGAGCAGTTCGCGCCGATGGTGAGGACCGTGGGGCTTGTGCGCGTCACCTGTAGCGTGTTCAACTGTGAGGCGGCAACAGCCCCGCCGCCCTGCAAACTCCATGTGCACGGAGTCCCCGTGGCGGTGCTGGCCCAGACGTTCGATCCGGCCGTCGCGTCGGACTGAAAATAGGTTTCTCCAACGAACGAACAGGCGTCTCTACCGACTGGCGAGCCCGTGCCCGTCCGGTGTGGTTGGGTCGCCGCAGCGCCAGAGTTGTTCACCCGGCCGCCGATTACCGTTGTGCTTCCGTTGGTCGTGGTCTGGGCGAAAGCCGCCGTTGCAATCAGAATCAGAATTACTGCTTTCATAAGTCTCCTCAGGGATGAATTACTACCCTCCCGCCAAAGGTGATGGACGGGATGGCAACGACAGTTCCTTCGTAGGCCCCTAGCGATCCAGAAACTATTGGGGCGCCGAGTATGTCCATGGGAAGCGATCCGGGGATGATCGCTCCTGTTAGCGCCGGGGAGGACGGCTGCAACCGCAGGTTGTATCCGGCGATGTTGTTGTACGCTCCGAGCGCGGTGAATTTCGGGTCGGACTTCGTGCAGTTAGTGGCCGATCCGATGTGCCCTCCGCTTACCGCCGCCGCGCACGAATAGGACTGGTATCCGCAGCAGCCGACCTGTAGTCCGTAGCCAACCACCTCCGCCGTCCCCGCAGTCTGGAAGTAAACCACCTGATTCAGCGTGTTTGTAGGGCCGGACTCAGGGGCGGTGGTTCCTCCTGTGAAGGTCCATGGAGGCGCAAAGCTCGCCAGCCCCTTCGACAGAATCACCATGTTCTGCCACGTATTGTTCGGGAACGAAGTAGCGAGGCATGTCGCGGTTGTGCAATCGGTCGGCTGTCTCCCGATCTGATAGAGCGGGTTGCCGGAAATATCCGCTCCGTTCACGTCCTGGCCGGTGTTGACCGCCGTGTTGTTCGAGAACAGGTTATTGAATTCGCTGAAGGCGCAAATCGCAAACAGATTGGGGCTCGCCCCGCATGTGCAGTTCTGATTCTGCGCCGCTCCGCAATTACTGGATGAGCCCACGCCGCCGAACTCGCTCCCGTCGTACGTGTTCATCGTGATGCCGAATGCCGATCCGAGAGACACGTTCCCGCGGATGAAGGAATCGTGCACGCCGTTCTCTAGGCAAATGTCGTCCCCACCATCCACGATGCCGTTTTGATATGCGTAGTTCTGCTCAATGTGCAGGTCCGAAACGCGGCCGTTGAACTGCACGCCGCAACGGGAATTCCGGTACAGCAAGTTCCTACGAACCGTAATGCTCGTGCTCGCCATCGCACGAGATCCGAGATAGATACCGTGGCTCCCGGTCATGTCGTGAAAGGAGCTGAATTCGATTAGCCCGTTCTGGAGACCGTTGAACATATACGGGCCGTTCAGCCAGTTTTTGCACTCCACATTACGGACGATGAAGTCATGCTGCGTCGAACTCGATTGCAGATCTCCAGTGCCGCCGACAATGCAGCCAGTGCCGCTTGTGCTGTCACCCTGTCCGTCAAATCTGAGTCCGTCGATTACCCAATACGCCTTGTCGATGACGGTCCAGTAATTCGGGTAAGCAGCGAACGTCGCCGACTCTCCGGGGTAAGCCAGATAGTAGACGGAAGCAGAGGAGGTGCCCTGCGCAATGGTGACGGGATATGAATACGTGCCGCTGCGGAACACAACCGCATCGCCCGCCGCAACCGAGCCCGAGAGCGCGGACCAATGCTGAAACGGCTTGCAGTCCGAGCCGCCACCAGCGCCCAAATTTGCGGGCGTGCAAGACGCACCCGTTCCGTCGTTGCCCGCTGCGGGATCGACGGTCCAGTAGCGAGTCGGATGGTAATTCCGCAACTGGAAGGTCGCGTCAATACTGCCGTATTTCGCGATGGCCTGTGCGGCAGTGTGGACCGTGGCGTCCTGGTCGTTGGCATCCGGCCCCAGGCACCCCGAGCCGGTTCCATATCCGTCGCCGTCTGCATCAATGCACGTAGACGTGGAGGCCCCTAGGCCGGGAATGGGCGCATCCAGATTCAGCACGAAGGCATTTTGGGTGGACGAATTCAGGCCGACAAAATAATTTCCATTCTTGACGTAACGCCATCTTCCGAAGACGCCGTTCAACCCGCCGGCGCCCGGACCATTGGGAAATGTCATGGGCACGCAAGTTTGCGTTACAACGGAGTACAAATAAACCGTATTCCCGCCGAGAAGGGGGAAGCCAACGAACATCCCGAGCGCATCATCGTACGCCCATCCTGGCGGCCCCTGATAGCCCAACGTGTTGCCGCGCAGCGCCGTGCAAGTGCCATTGGCGGCCGCAGTCCAGTTCTGCACGGTATAGGAAGGGTCGTTGCCCGAAATATCGACGGCCATTATGCGGAAATTTCCAAGTGCGACTGTCGGATCATTCGCAAACTGGGTCTCGACCGAAACGAACCAGCGACCGGCCGTGGAAGCCCCTAGCGGCGTACGCATTACGGGATCGATATCGCAACTCGGCTGGTAGGCGTTTAAACTTCCATCTGAAACCAGAGGGGTATAGGTGATTGTGGAGGTGCTGCTATTCCAGGTGAATGCCCATAGATTCCCCGCATAAGCCACCATCCCTCTGTTGCCTACAGAATCCCACGCAGTGCAAGCATACTCGCCAGCAGAAAGCGGGTTTGGCAGACCGGTTCCTGCAATGGTGGGCCGAATCCATGTCGGCGTAGCCGTGTTCGTATTGAGGATCCAGGTATCCGCCAAATGCGAGCCGCACGGCCATACCGATCCATTGAACTGGTACAAGTACCCGGTAGTTCCAATGTTCACCAGGCCGCTGTAGGTGTGGCGCGGCATCGGATTGCCGTCGAACTGAGCGGATTGAGGGCACCCCGTGCCGTCGGCAATTGGAACGGTCGGGTTCGTCAAGCGGGATAGTGATGGCGTGCCGGAAAGATTGACGGAATATATTTCGTTACCGTAGTAGTCGCCGTGGCCGCCTCCCCAAAACAGCAGCCTGTTGTGCACCGGATCTAAGACGCCGCCGCTCCAGTCGCCGTCGATAATGCCAGCGGCGTGTGAGGAGAACAGAACCGGGCCGCCTGGGCTGCCGCACTCTCCGGACACATCGGGAGGGCATACTGCTCCTCCAAATCCATCAGGCGGCGCAACGCCAGCCGTCGCGAAGGTCGTATTCGCGAGGTAGGTCCATCCCGGCTGGTAAGTGGCAGCCGAGACGGACGCGGCGCAGACGGACAGGAAAAGCAGCAGTCTCATTCGTGCACGACCAGACCCCCGCCGTACAGCGCGGAGGAAGATGCGGACGATAGAATCGGCGTCCAATCGTAGGTGCCCAAAGTGGTTTCGACAAAAGTGCTCGTGCCGGAGTTCCACTGCGAGCTGATGAGATCGATCTTGCGGTCAGCTGGACGGAAATTTAAGATGGTGAACGTGCCCCCGTTGAGCGCGGCGTTGAAGTTCTCCATCGCGATCACGGGGTTCGGGCCAGAGCCAGCCATGGTGTAGAAGCCCTGCAAATGCTCGTGCCCCGACATCATTGCGAGAATCCGAGGATTGGCCGATAAGTCAGTCCACATATCCACGCCGTCTTGCGCTCCGACAGCGTTGGTCGCAACGCAGAATTCCTCGCCGTACAGGCAGGTATGCGCCGCCACTGGATTATTTGAGGCGTCCCGCGTTGACACGAACATATGCGTCGTCAGAATGTACTGGCGGGTTGTGTCCGCATCCATCAATGCGCGCACGTCGGAAATATCTCCATGCGCGGCGTTCATGTTCACCGCGACCCCTGCAAGATGGATAGTTCCCGAGGCGGTCACAACATCCCAGGGGAAATAGACGTTGACGTTCTGCTCGTTCGCCGAAGCGAGACCGCCCGTGAAATGCGAACTGGAAACGTGCGATGCCCACGCGGCATTCAGGGGTGCGATATAGAAATTCCACTGCGAGGAGTCTGGGGCTGAAAAGAATGCCACGTCGTGGTTGCCTAGCGCGGTGACCACTGGAATTCCGGCATTGTGGATATCCGTCAGTAGCCCGACGACATCGGTCCAGTGGCCCGTCGCGCTCAGCGGGTCCGCGATTTCATCCCCCGCCGATAGGAAGCCCGTAATATTTCGCGCGGTCTTGTTGGCGACGATCCAATCGCGGATGTGCCCGCCCGCTACTGTATTGCCCGCTGAATCGGTGTGGATGTCATTCCATACGACGACGGTGAAGGTTGCCGGAGCTTGAGCGAACAGCGCGACGGATAGAGACGCGAGCAGCGCTAGCCTAACGAATCGTCGCATAAGAGCGCTGTCCTCCAGACCCGGCCGGCGGAGTGATGTCGGCGAATATCAGATTGAGCACTGGCCGCGTGGTCGTGTCATCGGTCCACGCCGTGGTATTTCCAGGGCAAGCTCCCGTGCATCCCGTGCGGCTCGTGTAGGCAAACCAGTCACCGCCGGGGAATGCCAGCCGGTCTTGGGCAGTCGGGAAGTTCAGAGCGCGAACGAAAAATGCTTCGCTGCCTCCGCCGGCTGGGGCTATCCCGATGCGGTAAGTAGTCCCGCAATTTAGCGTCGGCAGAGTGGTATCAGAGAAGTACCAAAGCTCCGCCGCAAAAGATCCCGGCGTGCGCACGTAATCGGAGTCGATAGCCGTAGTGGCCCCGACTACCGTAGTCCCGTTGTACACGGTGAGGTCCATCGTCTTGGCCGCAACCGCCGCCGTGCCCCAAAAGTGGATGCCGGCCACTTGGAAGGTAGAGCAGAAACCGGTTGGCAGATTGAGCAAGATGCCGGTTTCGGCTCCTTGGTTCGTGGTGGTTGACTGGATAGACTGGATCGGGACTCCGCGCGTCGTGGAGGCCGATGTCCGATACCCGTACACCGGTTGGCTCGTATTCTTGGTCCACGTCGTTCCATTCCACGTTTCGGAGTACGGTGACTGACCGACTGTCGCGCCAGAATTGATGCCAGTAACCACCGAGGTAAACGCCGTGAAGTCGCTTGCATCTGGAGTGGCCGCGCCAGAGCATGGAGCCGTGGAGTTTGGACACGGATCGATCACAAGCGCGTAGTATGTGCCGCGCGTGACGGCGATTCCGCTCGGCAGCGATGTACCAGAAGCATCGAAGAGTGTCGAGATGGTCTGGAACAGATTGTTGGCGCCGCTCCCCGCGGAGGTGTATGCGCCGGCCGCTAGGATGGTCCCGCTCGCGTTGCCGCTGGCATCCACGGTTTGCAGAGACACGCGGTACTGCGGTTGCGTGCCCGTCACGCTGGACTGGCGGATTAGGAACGAAGTAATCGTTTCACTCTTTGGAGCGGGGAAAACCCACGCCAGAAATGTGGTAGAGCTGTTCAGGCTTACGGCAGTTAAGGTGGGGCTAGAGTTGTCGGTACCGACCTCCACCGGCGATCCAAACCGGATGCGGTTCACATCGACGGCTAATAGCGTCAGCGCAACGAGAGAAAGAGACAGAAGTTTCTTCATGAAGCCTCCTTACTGGCACCAGATCTGGCCGACCACATGGGTTACCGTGCTGGCTGTCGCCACGTTGAACCCGAATACGTCACCGACGCTTACTGAGGTAGTCCAGCCCGTCAGCGAGCCGTTCTGATTCAACTGCGCGGAAGAAAGAGTCAGCGGTGCCGATGCGGAAATCTTGTTGGCCGATGTCGGGATCGCACCCGCCGCCTTCCAAATATCGATCGTGATTGAGCCCGCCTGATCCGCCGAGATGTCAATTCGGTTGATGGTGCAGGAGAATGCCGCCGTTGGGAAATCCTTCAGCGCGCCCGTTGTGATGGCCGAGCCGCCGCCGTCTATTACGAAGGGAATGGCGTGCTGTACTGTGGCTGTGACGCCGCTTCCAAACGGCTGCGTGAAGTAGTTTGTCCCATCCGAGACAACGAACGCCCCGGTGGGAGCAGACGCCGACCCCGCTGGCAACGTCAAGTTGGCCGCTGCGCCATTGATATTTTGCCCGTTTCTTGCGAGCGTGACAACGCCCGACCCGTAGTTCACGACCCAGACGCATTGGCCGTTGGATGGCTGAGAGCCACTCGCTACAAGCGTCACGGTAAAAGTCCCAGACGCTACTGAAATTACCTTGCAATTCGTGAAGTCGGCTGCTGTTGCAGTGTAGGTGGTAGTCTGGGGGTTGACCGGGAAGTTTGGTGGAGAACTGGTCCCGCCCGTTACGCTCTGACAACTGAAAGCATGGGTCGAAGTGTTGTACGCCAGTGCGTGGGAGCTATCCCCGCAATTCGGCATCGACGCCCACGCTCCGGTTGCCGATGCTGTAGTTCCAAGGAACTGATCCGCTACGGAATTCGTGGGGACACTCGTCCCGTTGACCTTTGCCACGGTTACGGAATTTGACCCGGATGTAGTCGCGTCCCCGCTCAACTCAGAGGCTGTCGGCGTAGTTCCGTCCCTCAAAATTCCCGTGCCGGGGCTCGCGGAATTCAGGCCGCCTTGCGCTCGCGGCAAGCCAGCAGAGAGGTGCGTCGATGTCACCTGATCAGAAGTGTTGATATCGGCTCCAGAGCCAACTACCTGCACCGCCGTCCCGCCGTTATTCGTCATCTTGAAGCGGTGCGCAGCGGAATCGCCGTAGATGATGTCGGAGCCGGATGTCGCCGTAGGAGCGCTGCCCTCGGGGGCACTTACGCCGTGCCAAGCGCTCGTTGGGACAGCCGAAGTTCCACCCTGATAGTTCGTGCCGTCGAACGTAAACGGTTGCTCTGTGCAATTGCTGGTACCCGCTGCCGGGTCAGGCTGCACGAAACCTTTCATCGCGCCGGCGAACGTGTACGTTCTGCCGCCAACACTGTCCTGACAGGAGCGCAGCCAATATGGCCCGCTGCCGTGCGGATTCGCAAACGCGAGCGTGGTGTTACCCGCGCCGAAGTCCACTTCACAGAGGTTCGATTGGCTCAGATCGCAAGTGGTGGTTGCTCCTCCGTTGAAGGTCGGTTTGTAGGCGGATGCCCACGTAACAGACTTCGTGGCGGTGTTTGTTCCGTCTCCATTTAGGGAGATATTCAGCGGAACTTGATAGTCAGTTCCGGCCACAGCCGGAGCCGTCGTATTCAGCGCCGTGCGCTTGATGATTCCATTGCTACCTGGGTCCGCGAGCCCGCCTCCCCCACCTCCTCCACTGATCGTCTGCCAGGCTGAACCGGAATATCGGCAGATGGCGGGAGTGCCCGATCCTCCGCCAGTCGTGCAATTTGGATTGGCGTCAATGGCGACCGCGAGCGTACCCGTGGATGGACTGGCCGGGAGACTCGTAACATTGAACGATCCGGCAAAGCCCGTCCCGCCTACTGCGGTACATTGCCCTGCTACCGCAGTCGCGCCGCCAAAGGTGATCGTTACGGAGTTCGTCCCATTGACGGCATTGCCCGCGTACGAATTCCCCGCGTTGTCGGTGCAATACACGGCGTAGCTCAGCGTGCCGAAGTTGTGTGTGATTGTGACGGATGTCGCGCCGATGCTGAAGTTTGCGGAGGCGATGCCGGATGCTCCCGAACCACCACCACCGCCGCTTCCGCTCACCTGCGTCCATGTATTGCTGCTTGTGCAGAGATAAAGGTTCGAGCCAGCAAGCGCCGTCGTATTGAAATAGATTTGCCCTACAGAGCAGGCGCCGGGATTCGAAGACCCTTGAGAATACGCTGCGCGGGTCCATGTATTCGTCGATGTGCAGGCGTAAACCTGAAGGCCTGTCGGTTGATCCGTGGCTTGGTATAGGGACGCGCCAGCCGCACAAGTCGCGGGAATCGCGGCGAGCGTGCCGGAGAGAAGGCCGGACGGACCGGTTGCTCCGGTAGGTCCGGTCGCTCCGGTAGGTCCGGTCGCTCCCGCTGGTCCGGTGGCACCGGTAGGCCCTGCTGGTCCAGTCTGGCCTGTCGGGCCCGTAGATCCAGTTGGACCAGTTGGACCGGCTGGTCCAGTCGGCCCTACCTGTCCAGTGGCCCAAGACATCGCTACCGTTCCGGAGAAGGACCCCCCCGCGACCACCATCTGCACAGAGAGGGAGTCGCCGGCCGCGTAACTGAAGTTGTGCGAGGTATCCGAACAGGATTGAGCCAACGCCGCTACCGTGCACGTCACGCTCTGGCCTGTGGGGCCATCGAACCAAGTGAATGCTGCGGTGACGCCGGCTCCAAGAGCAGGAACTACCGTAGCGGCAAAGTTGCTGATCGCGCCAGCGCCTCCCTGAACGGCCTGAACATTAGTGCGGGTGGAATTTGCCGCCAACCCGCCGCCCGGAGCGAAGTAGTATGTGCCCGCGGCGTACGAGGCCGAAGCTGTAGAGTATTGGCCACTGGCACCACCTCCAGCTCCAATCCCTACGGCTGTCCATGTATTGAGTGCCGTGCAGGCGTTCAGCCCGACGCTTCCCGTGGTCAGAAAGGCCAAGTCGCCAATGGCGCAAGTCGCAGGCAGCGCGGAAACATCCGCAACGGGCTGCGATATCGTGCCATCGGAATTCTGCGCGTAATACTTGTGCGCCTGCGCGTCGAACCATACGTTCCCGTATCCGGGGCTAGGCGGAGTGGCGGGAGCTTTACTTTCCTGGTACGTCTGCACGCCCCGAACAATCGTCGGAGGCTGCTGCGCAAGGACCGGCAGCGTGCACGCAGCGGTGATTACAAGAGATAGGATTCTTTTCATTTCTACAGGCCTTCCTTTTGCTCTTTAGCTGGGGCCTTGTCCTCTGAGGACGATAGCGGCTCTCGTATCACTGATCAGCCCAGCGGACGCGAGATAGTTCACTCCGAACTGTGTTGCGGGATCGGTGACGTCGATCGATTCAGAAACATCGAAGTTCTTTGTGATGGTGTTCAGTGTCGCCCGCTGATCGTCGGTGAGGGTTTGGTTACTGGCGTAGTTGTCGATTCCCATTAGCTCTGAAAGCGTGAACAGAGACCGGAACCCGAATTTAGAGAACACCGTTGGAAACGGCTGCGGAGCGGTAGAGTACGGCGATGCGAACACTCCTGCCGAGTACGTCCATCCCACTCCCGGTATCGGATTCAGGTTGTCAATTCGGACGGCCTGCGGAAAGCTCTGCGCCGCCACGTCCGGCTCCGCTGAGATGATATTCGCGACGCGCCCGCCCGTCACGATTGCAAAGGTCTGTTGAGCCATATTATTCCCACCACGTCACGATCACGACGCCACTGCCACCGTTTCCGCCTGTGTTGTACGTTGGGTTCGCTCCACCGCCGCCAGATCCGCTATTGGCGGTAGCGCCTGTTGGCGGTAATGTCCCGCTCGCCCCCGTTCCGCCTCCGCAACTTCCCGGGCCTGGGGTTCCACCACCGCCGCCACCGCCGCCGAATCCTTTCAGTCCAATCCCGCCGCCACCGGATATTGAGCCGAAGCCAGACCCAACTTGCGCGTTGCCGCCGGCGCCGCCCGCTCCGCCTCCGCCAGCGCCCGCAGCAGTGCTTCCAAAACCGCCACCGCTGCCGTCGCCGCAGTTTCCGCCGTTGCCGGAGGCGTCCCCGCCGCGCCCGCCCGTAACCGTGACGTATGGACCGAAGGAGGTCTGTCCGCCGGGATTGCCGGGCAGGCCATTGGCGCCGCCGGAGCCGCCGCCACCGATCGTAACGGCAACCGAGGACCCCGATACCTGAACCACGCGCTCAATGACTTGCCCGCCGCCGCCGCCACCACCGAAGTTGCCACCGCCACCACCGCCTCCGCCGGCCGCGAGAACGGTCACCCATCCTCCAGCCTGCTGCAGTAGAGCCGACAGCAAGAACGTGCCGCTGCCCGTGAAGACTTGCTGCTTTTGAATTCTGCCGCCGAGAAAGCTCATTTAGACCTCAGATGATGATCCAGTTCGCGCCGTCGAATTGCACCGTAATGGAGTCGGATTGCCGGAAAATAGTGATGCTCGGGAAGCCGTCGATACCTTGTGAGCCGGCACCGGCGATCGTCACGGAATTGATACTGCTGTCCATCTTTTTGACGTTCACCTTCAGGCCGGTATGCGCCGCTATCCCGGCGTACAGAGTGCGGGTGATGGCCCCGCCGCTCGCATCCACCTTCTCGGTGATCTCGGCAAATCCCGAGGTGACCGTGCCGCTGGAATTCACGGAAACGACCACGGCCGCGCTCTGTGGGATGATGGCCCCCGCCGCCGATATCCAGAGCATCGGCGCGACGGGAATGATCGTCCCGCCGGCGCGTACCTTGAAAACCTGGATACTCACCGAACTGGCGAATGGGCATACCGTGCCTGGCGCCTTTATATTCGTGGGCCACGCGAACGTCCGGCTTCCCGTGGCGTCCTGCGCAAAGACGAAGGTGAGCAGTTGCCCCGGACTCGTGCCCGTCAGGCTTGAGGCTGATACGTTACCCGTCAGGATCAGGTCAAAGCCTTCGGAGGCGGTTGCGTCGAAGGTGACTGACGTGGCGTACGCGATAGACAGAATCGACGAAGGGAAGTCAGCCGACGTCTTGACGTTCATCAGCGTAGCGGTGAGCGCGGACAAGCTCTCGTCGGAGATCGCGTATCCCTTCGTCGCCATCATCGCCCCGAAAGCCGCGCAGAACGTGGATATTTGATAGAAAAGCTTATTGCCGACCGGAGATCCGAAGATGGCACCCGTGGTCGCTCCGCCGGAGCGCAGCGTATCGGAGGCGTACGTGGAGTCCGGCTCCATGTTCGCGCCGGCCGGATTCCACTGCAGAATGTTAGAAGTTCCTGACATGAATTACCCTCACACAAAACGTCCGCCGTCAAACCCGGCGACAAATGAGTCGTCCCGGTCGAACCCGAGCATGGGCAGATCCGCGAGCGAGTAGTTATAAAGCACGCCCTGAGGGCGCGGGAGCATGTACCCGTTCAAGATGAGATCCTGAATGATGCTCGTGAACGCCCCGGACACGAAGATATCCACCGTCATATCCTGCTGGTGATCGTCAACAACGAGCGTGCCGCCGGGGAATAGAGCGCTCCAAATTGCCAACAGGCTCGCGATTTTCCCATCCCAGTGATTCTGGGCGATGCGCGCCTGCAACAACAGGCGGTAGGTGTCGTCATCCAGCACCGGGCTAACGCCGCCGCTCGGCTGAAACAGAACCGTACGGGATTGTCCGACAATGGCTCCCAAGATATCGAGCTGCGGCCCTACTGCGGTCGGCAGATCAAACGCGTCTTCGAATTCCGATAGGCACAGAAGAATGTCCTGGTAGAGTTCGAGATTCGCGCTCAGCCACGCCGTCATGTTGGGAGCGCTCATTTATACTCCGACGTCAAAAGGCCGAGATAATACGCCGATGTCTTCCAGCGTGGCGGAAGAGGCGGGGGCGGGATCATCCAGAAATCGCCTAAGGTGGAGGAGGAAACGCTCACCACGCCGTCGCCGGATACCGATTGAGAAGCATTTGCGGCAACTGACGCGAGAGCGGTGGCCGCCGCCGATCCGGCATAGGATTCGGTGCCGGTGGCGGAAACTGATGCGAGCGCTCGCGGGCCGCCACTTCCAGTGAACGCCTCAGTTCCCGAGCCTGAGATCTGGGCAGACGTCGCCACAGACCCAGAGGCGATATTATCGACCTTGATCCCCGAGCCGGATAGCGATGCCGACGAACTGAGGGCCGCAGTACTGGAGAACGTCTCCGTACCCGATGCCGACAGAGAGAATCTTGCCGATGGGTCGGCCCGCCCGATAAGGGATTGGGAACCTGTAGCGGAAAAAGACGATACCGATGTGACCGCGCCGGAGCCGGAAAGCGATTGGGTACCGGAGCCGGACAGAGAGCAGTTAGCCGAAACCGATCCGGTCCCGATAAACGATACCTGCCAGGTGAGGGTAACCGCGCCCGTTGCCCCGGCCCCGCCTGGATACCCCGGCCCGCCGATGTGGTCGAAGGCGCTGTATCCACCACCACCACCACCACCCGGAGTGGTGCCATCGCTGCCAAAGCCAGTGGTTCCGGTTGGACTCGCGGTAGGATCTCCAGGACCTCCACCGGTCCCGCCGTTGCCCCCGTTTCCACCGGCACCGGCTGCCCCAACGCTGGTGTCCTGTCCGGGTGAGCCCGCTACTACGACGTCGCCAGTGCCGGATCCGCCGGCGCCCCCGCTGACAAATCCGGTTCCAGATGAATCCGTTCCGGGAGAGCCTTTGCCGCCGATGCAAACTGTAGACGCGAAGGAAGAATCGACGAAGTTGCCGACGCCTCCTACGACTACGGTGTAATTGGTTCCAGGAGTTACAGCATACGATAAAACCTTGGCGTAACCGCCGCCGCCACCGCCGCCACCGCCCTGGAAATCCTCCCCGAGGCTTTGGTCCGACCCTTCTCCGCCGTCCGCACCCGGCCCCCAGCACTCAATCTGGACGCTGCTGACATTAGCAGGGCATGTCCAGGTAAAAGTGCCGGGAGTATTCCAGGTTTGGGTAGACATAGCGAATACGAAGTGGCCTTACGGAGCAGTGGCTTAGTTGCCGGCTTCGTTGAGGGTGAAGGTGAACGAGGATACTCCGACGGTCGCGCCGCTCGAAATCACGTTGGAATTCATGTTGATGTTGCAACCTGAAGTTCCTACGGTGCCGTCGAACACCACGCTTGTGCCGTCCGATTTGTAGCAGCGGAACCAGGTAGCGGTGCCGCTTGCGACCGCGGCGGCTGCGGTGATGGCGTTGGCCGTGGCCACACCAGCAACGGCATTCGCAAAAGCCGTCGCCGAGAGTGGCAGTGTGGCGAGAAGCGTTTGAGCACCGAGAGCCGTATTCGCGTTCACGGGCTGGCTGCCGGTGTATAGTTTGATGAATCCACCGTTGGCGAGCGCGCAGAGCGCGTTGCAGCCGGCGTTTGCCGCAGCGTCGGAGTTTTGAAGGTTCAGAGCCATAATCGATTTCCTTTAAACGAGAGTGATTTGAACGAATGTCGTAGAGCCGCTGGCAGCCTTGTTGAAGGCGACCGCCAAATCTGAAGTGCCAGTCGGGAAGAAAGATACCGCCACGCCGGTCGCGTTCGCCGTCGCGTTGGCGGATAGCGTGATGGTTGTTCCGCTGACTGCCGAAACGGTAGTGCCTGCCGGGATGTTCGCACCTACTGCAACCTGACCGGTGGCAATGCCGGTTGCGCTCGCAACCGTGATGGTCGGGCTGCTCGCGGTCGTAGTGGCGGTGGTCTGCGCCGCCGCTCCTCCGAATGCGATCGCGCGCACAGAGAAAAGCGGCTGGTCCGGGTTGGGGCGCGCGTTCAGCGCCGCACCGAAAAGCTCGCTGTAGACTACGCCCTCTCCGATTCCGAGACTGTTCAGGTAGGCTGCTACCGCCGCCTGAATTGCCGCGGTTGTGGCCGTGGTGTATCCCGTCAAAGCGTGCACGTTCAGCGCAACGAATACCGGCACGTACGCGAGCACGTCGAACGAAATCGGCATCGTAATTCCGGGGTTGGCCGGATCGGTGATCGTCACCGTTGTGGTGCCGTTCGTGTCGCAGCCGATGCCGCGGTTATCATAGATGGCCTGCGCGACGTCTGCCGCGGCGCCGCCCTCTACTACGCAGGTGATCGAATGGGGAGGCAGACCGTTGGAGTCCGTCGCGTTCGTCGGGTTCTCGTACGCTTGGCTTCGTGTCACACCAGAAACCGCCGCGATGGCCGCCGCCGTGCCTGGAAGCAGGCTCATGGATGGCTTCATTTGCGCTACAAGGAGCCGGGCCCGGTATTGCGAATCCGGCTCCACGGCGGACCCCGGGATCGCAGCAGCCAAGTTAACGACTCCGGTCCACCCAGCCGTAGGCGTCGCGATCGTGGTGATGTCGTTTGCGTTCGCGGTGATGTTCCCAAGCGTCGAAGCGGTCGCGGTAACCGCGATCGTTCCGCCGCTGCCGATCGTCACTGGCGAGGGCAGTTTCCACGAGTTGCCGTTCACGTCCTTTGCGAAGCCATTGGTGATGACCGTTCCCGCCGCACCGCTGAGCGTGAGGATGACGCTCGAATATGATGCCGATTTACGAGCCGTGCCGATGAGTCGCCCGCAGAGGTCCAGGCTTGTTCCCACGGCCGTCAATGGATTCATGGACAGGTAGACCGCCTGCAACGCTTGCGCTGTGTCATAGGCTTGCAGCGCGCGCACGGCGATGTCCTGGAAATCCGCAGAGTCCGCGCCTAGATAGGATGCGGCTCCGTAAATTGCCAAAAATTGACCGGTCAGCCAGTTCAGAATGTCGGCATAGGACGGCAGCGTCAGCCCTGTCAGGCCGATGGTCGGAGGGGTGTAGGGCATGGCTTTACTGGTTTGAGATGGAGACCGTACCGAACTGAGTCTGCACGTTCGCGGTGAAGGTGAAATTGCGGCCCGCCGCCGCGTATTCCACCGAAAGAGAATTGATTCCGGTCACGTACGGCGTGCCCAAGATGCGCTCGCGAAGCACCAGCGCCACGGCGCGCACGGTGGTGGAATGCCCGAGTAGTTTCTGAAACAACGGCAAACCCTCGCTCGTGTTCAGGAACCACTCGCCCTGCAGTAGAAGGAGGCGCGTGCGGATAATCTGCGCCACGGCGTCGATATCGGTGACGAAGTTCGCGAGACCGGCGCCACGCATCGGGTCGCCGTTCGCGTCCAGTTTTCTAACCTGAATGGTCGGCATCAGAACACCGGTCCGCTATTTGCTACTCCGCCCGCTACGCCAGAATGCTGGTGCGAGAAGAAATCGCGGGTCTTGGTGCCGTTCGATATGAGCACCTGGCTGTCGCCCTCGATTTTCACTGTCTCTGACGCGTCCACTGTCACGCTCTCGGCGTTCACGTTGACCGTGGGAGCGGTGATGGTGATCGTATCGGGAGCGAGATCGATCTTTACCGTTCCGTCATCGTTCCTGAGTTGCGCGGATTCGGTGGGGTATCCGGACAGCCCGCGGGGCTTCGATCGCAGGCCGAAAATGGCCACTCCATCGGAAAGGCTGTGGCGCCGCTGGCTCACGGGATAATTGTTCGCGCCGCCGCTTTCCAGCCAACTATCAAGCGAGGCATCCCCGAAAACGATCAGGCATTCGTCACCGGGCTGAATGGGAAACGTGAGGCTCCATCCGCCGGCGCTCGGAACCATCACCGGTACATCCTCGAGAACGGGAAGCTGCACGGCCCTGGTTTCAAGCGAGACGGTGGAATCGTCGCCAGAATCCTGCATAACGAATTCGTTTATCGCCACCACCACAGAAACAGTCGCGGGTGGGCCCGGCGAGAAGGATTGCACCACGGCCGGGATAGCGACGCGCATGGATTGCGAAATGGAATCGGCTAGCCGCTGCGCTGTCGCAATCGAAGGTGTGAGCCTCTGTTCGAGCGATACTCCGAAATTCGAGGACATTAGTTCTTTCCGAGCGGATTGCGCGCCTGCAAGAAATTGGCGAAGAAATCCATGGTCACGCCCTGAACCTCCGTGTACCAGTCGTCGCCGCGGCCGCGGCTGTCTCCTACGTGCTTCAGACCGGCCACCACGTACAGGCCATCCCGGCTCGGCACCGGCGGCAAAGACCCAATCTGGACTGGAAACAGGTTCACGATTGTGCCCGCCGCAAGTTGCACGATGTCGCCGATCTTTACCGAGGAATCCAGCAAAACGCGGAAGACTACTCCGTCCTGCGTCTGCTCGGGAGTGCCGATCAGCGTTTCCTTGATTGCCGTCTGCCGGTTTTGCTGCTGACTCGTGTCGAGATTGACCGGCGCATACGCGAAATTCGGGGCCGCTGGAGTGGTCTTTGGGTCAAACGATCGCACGTTCAGCCCATTCGGACTCACCCACGCAAGCAGATTGTTCTGCTTCGTCAGGTCTCGAAAGGTGCTGAACGGTCGCGAGTGGAAGGCCTGTCCGCGTGCAAACGCACTCGACTTCAGCGCATCGGTAGCCGCTTGGTCTATATGCTCTACCGGAATATTGGCATGCCCCGCTGCCTGCGTCACGGCATCGTAAGCCGTAGCCCCCTTGCTCAGCGAAAAACTGACGAAGTTGAGCGCGTCTTCGAGCAATCCGGTCACACACCGCAGCGTGAGGCGGTAATCCGTTACGTTCTCCCGCGTCCAGGCGGATTGCAGGATCTTCCCGGCGTAGAGAAGGTTTGCGCCAACGTCGAACGGTTGCGTGGAATTCGCCGCGCGATATCCGGCGCTCAAAGATAGAGAGTCGCCGGCTACCAGCGGTTGGTTGAAGGCCCAGAAGTCGTTGAGGTTCTGAATGCCGCGGACCTGGTTGCGAATCGACGCTTCCATGTTGTAGATCGCGACTTCAGCCTGCCAGTAAGCCAACAGCGCGTAATTCTCGATCTTGAACGTCACGCGCAACGGGTCTTCGCCGTCGGCTACGGTACTCTGAACGGAATACGTCTTGCCGTCCGCAGTATTCACCGCGACCTGCCACGCGCGCCCGAAAAACGGTAACGGCTGCGGAGTGGTGGACATCAGTTGTTATCCCAGAGCAAAATGAAGCCTGAGCCGAGATTTGTATCGTCCGGAAAGTCCGTAGCCGCGCCGTTTTGGTTGATCAGAAACGCGGAGCCGATCTGCATGTAATCGTAAGGTCCGAGGATGTTAGCCGCCGGCCAAATTCCAGTCAGCAGTGGCACGCAAGACAGGAGCGGCTGTCCATTCTGGTCCGCGACCGACATCACCCAAAACCCGCCCGAAGAGTTGTAGGAAATTTCGAGATTCAGCGTTACCGTGGCCCCATTGATGTTAAGCGCGACGCGCAGAGCTTGGTTTGGCGCCGAGGTGAGCGGTATTGTTTGGGCCATCGGATTCTATGGCTGAATCTGGCTAGCGCTGGTGCTGCTCCACGATCCAGCGCCCGGTATGGACGGAAGCGACTGGCCGGCAGTGCTGTTTTGCGCCTGCACCGACTGAGGCACGGCTTGCGCCTGTATCTGGCCTACGACCGTTTGATTCGTGGTCTGCGGCAGCGCCGAATCCGAACTGCTCGAATCCGCAGTAATCACGGTGGCCGTCAGGATCTCCTGAAACGTGACCGTTGCTTTCAACGCTGAGGCGGTTTCGTGATCTTCCTCGGCATGAACGCCGGTGATCATCATGTTGCTGTACGAGCGAAGCCGCGTAGAGACCTGAAGCGGCAATCGCTGCTTTTGCAGCGAAATCAGTTTCTGGTACGCCGAAACACTCTTTGATGGGCCGTCTGCCCACTGGCCCATCGTGAACGATTGCATCGCGTCGCTCATCGCGATCTCGAGAACGAGACTGGCCGGAATAGTATACGCATGATCGGAAATCGCCGCTCCGGTCTGGACTGGGTTCAGGGTGACCGCCGTCCGTTGTTCGTGCTCTGCGCGAATTACCGCATCGAACACGTACGCTGTCTGTGCTTTCGTCACCGGATCGGTAGCGGTAATGGCGATAGCGGGGATACCTCTGGCCCACTGGGGCGGGCGCCAGATTCCAGCGCTGTCTTCGAGGTCCTGGCTGGTGTTCACGGTGAACCGAATGCCGCTCAATATTGAGGCGAGGGATGCCATTGGTTAGTACGCTGGAGAAAGCTGCGTCAGATCAATCTGATTCTGGCGGTCAAGTTCTTTGCCAATGCCCGCGCGTACCGCACGTTCGATAGTCCGCTCGTCCGCGCCCGGATGCGTGATGTAGATATTAATGTCACCGATCTCCACGCTGTGATCATCGTGGTTCACGCTTGTGGACGGAGCTATCGGTCTCTGCATTTCCGAAATGGCGGGCGACCAGTCGCGCTGGAGTGCCGACGTCGACGGTCCGGGGTTGATCCATGCCGGCGAGTTATACCACGACGGCGGATTGCTGATCCAACGCGGCACGTCGTTGAACCATCCCGCGTTCTCTTGCATGCGGCCTGAAATGAGGCCGCGGAGCCCGCGCGATAGATCGGCCGGCAGGACCATCTCTTCAGGGTGCAGGATAGAAAGCAGAGAACTGACATTGGCGGGCACTTCCATTCCGCCGCGCGCGCTCGGCACCACCTGATTCAGGGGAACGTGCACATCTATTCCTAGCCACTTCCCGATGGTGTTGGCGTAAGACTCCGGATCATTCTCGTCTTTGGCGGGTGCGAATCCGGGGTAAACTTCCGGCTTTCCGCCAAAGAATTGCTCCAGGTTTAGGCCACGGCCAAAGACGTTCGTGCGGACCTGTTGCCGGAGGGCTTCCATGCCGGTCTCCCAATCGGGAAACTTCGCGTAGCCATTCACGACAGGATAGTTGCCCCACCAGCGGAGGTTTCCGGGGTTGTTGTTGCGCCGCGATACGGGATCGGCCTTGTCGCCAGCTTCGAATTTAGCGATAGCATTCGACAGAGCGTCTACCAGGGCAGCGCGGCTCATGAATGATGGACTGGAAGCCGGCGCACCGGCCGCAGGAGTGGCTGGACTCTCCATCGTGGGACTGGCGGCGGTAGGCGGCATCTCCGGAAGAGTAAAGGATTGAGATACAGTTGGGCTGGCCGCCTTCTCCTGCTGTGGAGGCGTAGACCCAAACCATTTATCTTCGAGTCGGTTCGTGTACTCCCGCAGTTTCTTATCCCCGAGCGGCTTCGTTAGGCCGTAACGGTGCGTAAAGCGTTCAAGCCAGTCCAGCGCGCCTATGGTCTTCTCTTCGATGGATTCTCTCCAGCCTGAAGGCCGAGGGTGAGACGTTACGTTGACGCCAGAGTTTAGCTCCGGCATTCGCGGTGCGCCGCTCAGATCATTTGCCGCTCCAGGAGCCTTCGGCGCGTCAAAGGAATGCTTACCTTTGTCGAACTCTTCAGACGCTCCGCTCCAATTTCCGCGCAATACCAAGGCCATTGCGGAGGCAAAGTGCCCCGCTGATACTTCAGCGTGCGCCAGCCACGTCTCGAATTTAACCAGCCAGTCTCCAACGTGCTGAATCGCGGTTGCGAGATTATCGAAGCTGAACTGCGTCCCTTGGATGGACGTGTCCCCAGAGATCGCGCCAATCAGGTTAGTGAATGCGATCGCTCCCGACTTCGCGACTTCGACGATACCCTCGATCATGGTCCACGTCTGCCGAAGTACCGGAATTGCCCGATCCGAGAGTTTATCCGCAATCTGCGGCAGCTTGTCGCCGAATTCTGTAACCCACGAATGCAGACGGTCCAGCTTCTCGTCAAGGTCGCGGCCGGGAAGCAACTTTTCAAAGAGTTTCGACGCGAAGTTCATGCCCAGGAACTTGGTTGCGATTTCCAGGCGTGAGAACTCGGCGCGGATATCGCGCACGCCGAGCATGCGCTTTTCGAAGTCCGGTCCGAGAGCGGTCGTCATGCGGTCGATATCGTCGCTCATTCCCACGGCGCGGCGGTGTAACTCCGGGTCCCAAATAATCGTCGGGAGATCCGCGCCGAGAGCCTTGGTGATCATGTCGAGCTTACGCGCGCTGTCGGTAGTCATCAGCATGCGCAGCCCCATCAGGCGGTATCCCTGATCGGCCATGGCGACTTTATCAACTGTCCCGAGGATCGCGGCAGAGATCGAAGTGAACGAGCCGACAATCGCGCTCTGCACTTCGAGTAACCGGCGCGTGATGCCACTTGCGTGAGTGGTTACGGCCTTGTCGGCGCGCGCAAGAATCCCCTGCATCTTGACGAGAGACGGTTCATCGTTCTCGTAGCCAAGCTTTACAAGGTACTCTTCGAGGATATTGCTCATCGTGGTTTGTTGCGCTGCGCTTCCTGCGCCGCGGCTTTGCGCGCGCGCCTCACATTCTCTTCATGGACGTCGAGAACGCGGTTCACTTCAACCAGATCGGCGAACGTGTATGTTCCGTCGCTGGTTTCGTGCTGGCGCCAGAGACCGGCGATAACCGGCCGCCATAGATAGCCGGATATATCTGGTGGGAGAGCTACTGGTCGGTAGCCAATCTCGCTGCTTCTTCCGCGGCTCTGATCTGCGCCAGTAGCTTCTTGAAAAAACCGCCGAAGTTGAACTCCATGGACGCCTCGAATATTTCTTTCACCGTTTCGGCGTCGTAATCCAGCTCAAGCTCCGGAATCAACCATTTTCCGTCCGCGTAGACGCGCCTTGGAATTACGGTTCCGTCGATGTCTTCGCATGAGGAGCAGAGGTTGAACAGGTGATTTTTTATTTTGGCGTAGACGTCAGGGTCGGACGTTTTGCGACCTTCGATCTGGAGCATTATCCAGACCCCAATATCAGATAGCACCCTTCCTACGCGGAACTTCCTTCCGTTGACGTCTACGTCCTTGAATCGTTCAATAGGCATGCGCGAGGCTCCCCTTACGTACTCGTAATATCAGCACACACCAAGGTCCAGGTGATCGTCTGGGCCTCAGCTTCATACGTCTTGTCGGGGATTTTCTTTGGCGCGACGCCGATCGCTATATGCTTAGATCCGTCCACGGCATTCCACACTACGACCTTAGCGCCGGCCCACACGGATACGTCGCCTTGGTCTCGCGCGGCCTTGCACTGGTTATACCAGGCGAGAAATTGCTGATGGAGGGTGCTGGTCTGCCACACCTCCACGTCGATCTCTCCCTGGTCTCCGGGTATGGCGCTGATAATTACAGCTCCGTCCCCGCCAACCTTCGTGCTGGTCTGGTCCTGCAGCATGCGGACGGTGATCTTATTGAGACCCAAGGCAGAGGTTCCCGCCACCTGTATGGGATCGATCAACGGATGCACCATAGACATACTGGTGTCTTTTGCTGAATAGGTTACGAGTATGTTTGACATTCTTTACAATCTCCTAGTGTTCAAATCGACCCCGCTTACTGCTGGACGTTAATGTTGACGCTGAGCGAATGGCCGCTCTGCGCCTCAATGACCGCAACCGTGATCGGCGGAAGAAGGCGTGCCGAGCGCTGCCCGCTCGAAAGCGTGGAAACCGGAGGAG